TCGCGGCGGCATCGTCATCAGCATCAACCGAGCCTGACAACCAAGTCAAGTCGCCTTCAATATTTGCGCGCGCCTTGTCGTTTTTGATTTGTTCGGTTGCAGTGAGAATTGAACGATATTCGGTTTTCTCTAAGCCTTTTGTTTTGTGCGTAGGCGCTGGAGGTGGATTATCCCAAATAGTACCGTGCTCGGTTTCGATATACGTCATATTAAGTCACCTGTGTTCTAGCTAGTGAAATTTGAAACTTATCAGTTTCGGTCACGCTTGATGCGTACTGAACTCGGATAGAGTTTGTGTAGTAAATTGGCGGCAGCGCGGAATTATTACCGGAAGAATGATTTCCTGCCAGTACCGCGCCGCTATTTGCCGCAGTTATTGCCGAACTTGTAAAGTCATAAATACCTGTTCCATCTACAGTAACCACTATTCTCAAGGTTCTGCTTGTTGCGTCAATGCAGTAAATAGAAAGTTGGCTTAAATACCCAGCGCTTCCGCTCTCGTTGATTAGGTCAACCAAAGTATTTGCAGTTAATGCGCCCGACAGAGAGTTTCTTGCACAACTATTTACACCAATGTTAGTAATAGCAGTATAACCAGCAGTGCTGCAAGCGTTGTATAAAGACTTAGTAGCGCCAGCTCCGCGCTTAACACTTGAAAAAGTAACGTCAGCCATCTAAACCACCTCCAAAATTGAGGCGCTAACCGCCTTTAAGTGTATTACTTCTCCGGCGTACAAAATGATATTTGTTCCGCTAGAAATTGACCCTGCATCGCCTCGAATTGTATAAGCCGAATTCATTAGGCGAACTGTTTGCGTACTCGCTGGACTATTATTTAAAACAACAAAGTCATTGGTTGCAAATGTTGGCAATGACATATCAGCAGGCGCACTAGTTGCGATAATTGTGTTTTGGCTATTTGCCGCCAATGTTCCGCTTGCTGTGTATGGTGCTCTCCATCGAGTGCCACTACTAAAAGCCCAATCAGCCGTTACGCTTGGCTCGCTTGTGGTGACATTGGCCAAGTTATTGAGTAGCACCCAATAAGCGCCATTATGTAAAACCATTGCAGGTTTATTTAAAGCGCCAGTCAGTGATGACCAAGAGCCTTTAAAGTTTGCAGCCGATTCTGCGTTTGTTTCCGCCAGTTCGGCAGCGGCCTCGCTCAATGCCGCTGCATCAGCGCTGGCAGCCGCCAATACTTGCTTGGCGTTTACGTCTGTTTGCAGCGCGTTTGCTTCGGTTGTAAAAGTTGCCAGCGCTGCAACCCACGTATCAGCATCGTCACTGAATGTTGCGGGGTCGCTAGCTCGACTCGGTGCGGTCGGTAGAGCTGTAATAGCCATTAGGTCAAGCCCTCTAATTGTAGTGTGCAAACGCTAGTATCAGCGTAAGCAATGGTTATATCAAAGTCTTTGTAAAAGCCAAGTATCGCAGTGGATGTAAAGTTATCATCGCCAATATAAAGCGTGGGGGTGCCGCTCAAATCGGCTAAAAGCGTTTGGGTGGCGTCAACTGATCCATTAGGAATCCACATCGTAAAGTTTGCGCGCTTTGCATAAGCCCTGCGCACAAAATTATATTCCCCGAATTGGTCTTTTTCTTTGCGCGAATAATCTTGGATGCCAACGCTTGCGCCGTGGTGTATCCCATCACTGATAACAATAGACTTGCCTAAAATAAGCGTTCCGCACTTTGCATTATCGGGATGATTTATTTGCACTTGAATATCTGCAGCGCGATAGCTTGGAATATTGACGATCAGATCTTTTTTGTACGTGATTTCATCAAAAAGATAATTGTACCAATTCGATTGCGAAGGATCCGATTGAGTACTGAGCGTTTCATCATAAACGACACCAGCGGTCGGATCATCAACAGTTACCTGCACGCTTTGTGCTTGGATATTAAACAGCGCCAAAACGTTTGTAATTGTGTTGGGCGTGATTGTTACGTCAATCAGAAGCGGGTATGACGTTTGCGAAGTATTCGACAAGTCATACATTCTGTGCGCATTAACGCGGGACACATAAACCCAATTTAGCGGCCATTCTGGGGGTGGCTTATTGCCAGAAATATTTGCAACGCACTCATAAATATCATGTATGCCAGTTGTGGTTTCATACGTGGCACGATCACCAACAACGTAAGATCCGCTAGCCCAGTCAGCCGGATCATTTGAGTCAACGCTGGTGTCTGGGTCGGGAATGTTGCTGATTGAATTAGCATCTGTAATTACAATCGGCGTGATAACCTTCATTGTCATGCGACTGATCTCTCTTCGGGTATGCCGTCATTGTCCCATTTTTCGAGAAGTTTTGCACCCTTCGCGGTATTTTGTGCGATAGCAATGTTACCAGCATTCACGACCTCAATAAGTCTATCAACTTTAGCAGCTAAATCGCCGTTTGATTTTGCCTCGGATGCGGTTTGTACGCGCTCGCCCTTGTGTAGCTGCGCAACATAACCATCGAACGGTACATAGTCCAAGCCGTTAGCGTGCGAACCGTTCACATTTGTATATTTTGCCAATTCGCTTAAAAGGCCGATATTTCTGCCAATTGCCAAGCGCGATTCTGCTGCACTTCCGTAGGTGCCTTCTTGCTGGATTGCTGATAGCGCATCCTCTAGGCCAGCATAACCAACAAGCGAGCCGCCGGACTTAGCAGTCATTAGCGCGCCCTGTAGCGTCATTCTAGCCTGCGCCTGAGTCATGTTTTTAAATGTGTCTGATTGCCCCATTAAAGATTTTAAGGCGTTAGTAATAGAGTCGTGAACACCTTGCATTAGCCGCTTTTGTTCTTCGGCTGAATCTCTCGCAGCCTGCGCCATTGCCTCTTGAGCCTGCGCCGCCGCTTCTGCTGCTGCTTTAGAATCCTCTAGCGCCCATATCTCTTTTTGCTTGGCTTGGTTGGCTGGATTAATCAATGCTAGTTCACGCTCGCGCAAGGCTGCTGTATTGCCCATAAGCGTGAGCCTTTGAGTTTCCAGCGCGTATGCTTCGCTATCAATTGCGGCCTGTGCGTCTTTAGCTTTGTTGAGGTCAATCACATTGTTTATTTGCTGCTGAATGGCGCGGTTTTCATCGCTCAACAATGAGTCTAATTCGCGCTTACGTTTTTCAGCATCGCTCGCGGTCATTTCAAAAAGTTTATCGCTTAGATTCTTTTGCTGTTCCGCTATCGCATCAAACGTATTTACAAGGTCATTAGTCGCGCTTTCAGCCGCTTTCGCAGCCGGTACAAATTGCGCAAAGGCTTGGTTAACGTCTAGCAAGGCGGCGTATTGTTTTTGTTGTGCTTCGCTTGATAGATCAAGACCTTCAACCAATGCGCGGAACTCTTCACGGGTTTTCGGCATTGTTAAACCGACAGAAGCCAGCGCCTCGCCAATTTGAGCAAGGCCTCGTTGAGACTTTTCTGTCTCACTAAAGAAGTTTTCGTAATAGCTTCCCATGTTGGTATTCAGGCGATCAAAACCGCCCGACAATTCTGCGACAGCTTGAGTAGCAGTGATTGCAGCCAATCCGACTAAATTAAACTTAGGAAGTAATTTTTCTGCGTAACTGGTGAAGATATTGGTTTGTGATGCAAGTCGCACCATTGTTTCAAATGCGCCTTCGCCCACTTGCTGAAATTGAGTCAATCCTTCAACTAAAGAGCCTGCCCACTTATCCAAAGTGCTGCTAAAAAACGATTCAATCTCTTTAGTTAGCGCATCACCTTCTAAACCCTTAAGGCTAAGCTTGGTAGCGTCAATCATCAATTTGGAAGCGTCAAAAGTAGCGCCAAAAACTTTACTCGCTTCTTCAAGCGCTTTACCGGCACCCTCGAATACTTGAGCGAATTGTATTTTAAACTCTTCGTTTAAATCGCTGGTTTCTGTTTTTACTTTTGAGCTAGTAGTCAATCCTAAAAACTTCTTGGTGGTTTTTACTTCCGCGTAGTTCATCGCGCCAATGGTGCCGCTCTCGATAGCGTCCGCAAGGGTGCCGCCTAGAATCTGGATACCTGAGTCGATGATGCTGGTTTTCTTGTTGTAGATCGCTTTTGAAACGCTAGCTACAATCGAGTCAAGAAATCCACCAACTTCGCCGCCAAAAATTCCGCCAACGACCGAAGCAGCCGAACCGAGTCCTAGCAGGTTTTTATTGAAAGATGTGCCCGTATTAATCCCCATTTCGGCATTTCCGCCCAATGATTGACGAGCGAATCCCGCAGCACTTCCAGAAATGCCCGTTTTAATATCAAGCAAAGCCTGATACATGCCGTGGTTCACATCCAGCAAGCTCGCGCCATTGTCGCCCATATCTGAAAGCGCCTTTGCGATAGAGTCTGACTTCGCGTTTGCATTACCCAATAGCGTGCCAGTGCTTTGACGCCCTTGTCTAAATTCGCTGGTTAGCTCTTTGATGTCTTTTTCCATGTAGTCATTCCATAGGCTACCAACAATAGCAGCGCCTGCTATTGCCATATTTGCGCCAGCAGAAAGACCGCCCATCAAGCCCTGAATCAGCCCCGCCGCTTTATCCATAATCGGCTGAATGACTGGCTTAATAATCAATGTTTTGAACATGTTTTGAAAAGCATCTTTCAGGTTTTGAGCAAAGCCCTTGCCGCTTTCAAACCCGCGCATCAGCGCATCGGTTAGCGATTGACTTATCTCATCGGCCTGCTTTTGCGCTTCATTGCCCCACTCTTCAACAGAATCAAGCGCCCATTGCGTTTGCTCTTCTACGTCAGATTGGATTTTTTTATTCAGCTCTTCGGTGTCATCAAGTTCTTTCTTTTTCAAGTCAACCATTCGTGCGGCATTGATTAGGCTTTCGGCTTCGGCTCCGTTAATACCGCCTTTCACATCAAACAGTTTTTTCTCAATGTCATAGCGCACTTGCGCTTCTTTCGACTGCTCGCCCATTAAATCGGCTTCGCGGGTCATCGAAGCAACAAGGTCAGCGATATTTTCAGCGCGGTCAGCTTCTTTTTTTGCCAATTCTTCAATGGCTTTGGTTTGCTCTTTGGTTAATCCGGTTACTTCGCCTGCTTTAACCTTATATTTACCCAAGTCTTCAAGCTCTTGCACTCGGTTTTCATAGGCTTTACGGTCAGCAGCCGCCTTATCCAATGCCGCTTTGGCCGCGTCAGTGGTGGCGTCACGCTCTTTTAGTATCGAGGCAATTGAGTCATCACGCACACCGTTGATTCTAGCCATTTCAACGCCCAGCTTTTTCATGGCCGAACCATCAAGAACATTTAACGGATTTAAAGACTCTTTCATCGCAACACCTACCGCTGCGACCTTTTCAGATAGCGATAGAACCTCGACAACGATTAGCTGGATAAATGCTTTGATATTTTCTGGCGCGCGCCTGAATGCGTCTATTAGCTCATTTGAGGCGTCATCCATGCTTGAGCCAAAATAACCAAGGAAATTATCGTGGATCATGTACCAAAGCCCATAAGCGCCCTTGGCCGCGTCTATGATCGTAGCAAATCCGGCAACCGCAATATCAGCGACAACTTTAAACTTGATGCCAACAGCATCAATAACACCAGCGACCTGACCGCTTTTGATTGCATTGGTCACGTCACCGATAGCGCTAGTGATTGAGCGTACAACATCGCCCATAACCGCGCCTAATCCGGTTTCGTTGATCGTGCGGAATAGCCCATCCCAAGAATCGCCAAGGTTTGAGATTGCGCCGTCAAGGGTTGCCATTTTCTTTTCGGCCATGCCAGCAAAATCATTTTCACCAAGCGCCTTCAAATAATTGCTTATAGCGTCCGCATTATTTTGAACTGTTTTTGTTGTGCCCTTAAATGTAAATGCAATTTTGTCTCCTTGAGTTCTTGCTTTGATACCGAACTCTTCAAGGCGTACAAAGCTGCCCGTTGCAGCATCCGCAACAGCTTCAACCATTTGCATCAAAGATTTATTCATCGCGCTAGCGGTATTCGCATAGCTTTTAATTGCAGCTTGTGACGGGTCTAATCCTCTGTTTACCATCATGGTAAATGCTTTTGTCACATCGTTTAGGGATTCGGGTAGCTCGGTGCCAAGTTGCGCGAGTGCTGCGAATGCCTTTCTAGCGTTTTCAGCACTGCCAGTGGAAACTTCTAAAGATGCGTTTAACGAGCCTGTGACTCGTTCGGTATCAACCAGCTTTCTAGCCAGCTCGGTTATACCAAGGCCAGCACCAAAGGCCGCAGCAACGCCAGCAAACGAGCGAGCAAGGTTAGCCCCTGCCGCCGCTGTTCTATCAAGTTGAGTCTGTCCAGCGCGAAGGCTGCTTGTGTCCATTTCTACAGAGATTGTCGTAATATCAATAGCCATTATTTATTCTCTCTGAGAGCCTCTAGCGAAATAGAATCTAGTGCGCGAATTAAATCTAGTTCCCACTTTTCTATTTGAATATTGCGCATTGAAAAGTAAGCGTGTATTTCTGAAAACTCGATAGACATTAAAGCGAACCCATTGCTTTTTCTTGCCGATCTTAAATCCATAAACCAATCAAAAACATCAGCTAACAATAAAGGTTTTTCAGCTTTTACTAATTCATCATTTGAATAACCCGCCGCCAACATGTGCGACCTCCGTGTCGCGCCGCCCACTGTTACATCTAAAGAAAACAGCTCCTTAGCGTAGGCGTACATTTCAGCTATTGCGGCTTGGTAAAATTTCCCACGTCATCGCTCGCCTCGACAATTTGCTCAACCCAATGCGGATTTTTTTCAATCGCGGCTTTTAGTGTGGCTTTGTCAAACTCTTGCTTAACGCCCTTCCAGCCAACAACGCGAACAAGTGCGCCTTCTATATTCTGTGCGCGCAACTCTTCCATCTTTTTTGATTGTTCTGGCTTGCCTTTTCTGCGTGCGATTTCAGCGTCAATGGTGGCTTTGTTTACAATGCCGTTTACCCAATTCACCACCGCATCAGAATGCTTGCCGATAACGATCAGGCTAAATCCCAATGAATCGCCGTAGGGGTTTTTCATTTCAAGCTCAAAACCTTTTGCGCAATCGGCAACGGTATCGAATGACAAAATATCAATTGATTTCATAATCATTTCTCTTGGTTGGATTAATTGCCCTTGCTCACCCGCGTTCTGTTTCCAACCAAGAAAACAGCCCGCAGGCGAGTAGGTGCTAGGTACTATTAAAGCGTGGTGTCTTGAATCAAGAGTGACGTTTTAATAATGTTTGTTGCTGTGCCGTTGTATTCGAGAATATCGAAAGGCACTGTTAAAATAATAACTTTCTCGCCATCGTCTTTAGTCACTGAACCAACTTTTAAACGTGGCGCAAATAGACTTAATACTTCGCCATCAGCCGCAACGAATGAGTAACTGAAAGTCATCTCATCCTCATTGCTGAACATATCCTGATATACGCCATCATCAAGAATCAACGTCATTGAGCCGGTAGCCATAACTTTGCCGCGAGACTTGGCACCGATACCGCTACAAGCAATAACCGATTCTTGCACGATGTTGTTATTGACGGTCAAATCAAAGCCGGTAACGCGGCAAGATTTAGAGCCATTCAAAAATGCAACACCAGCAGCGCCGGACATTGTGCCTTCATCTGGCGAAGCAGTAGGCGAAGTGAAGTAACGAGTGCCAGAAGTAACTTCAAAATCTTTGCCCAAGAAATCAAAGTTTAACGTCACCATGCCGTCAGGTTTTGAGCTAATCGACATTGAGTTGACTTGTTGACCTAGAGTAATTGAGCTCAGTGTAATATCGTTGTGATATTCCTCAACAGTAAACGAGTCGTTAGTGTGGCCTGTTTGTGGCGTATATGAGTTTTTGCCGATTGCGGCAATAGTCATAGCAGTGCCGGAAACTTGAGCCGCAAATGGAACGCCGGACAAATCGAGCTTGTAAACGTCCATAGTCAGAGCGGTAACATCAACAACAGCGTACTTACCACGGTCAGCGGTAGCAGTTAAGTTATTACACTCGATAATCATACCGACCTTAAATCCATCGGTAATAAATGAACCAGTTGAGCGGGTAAAAGTTGGCGAAGTTGCCGCCACTGCGATAGTGGTGACTGATCCAGTAGTAGCACTGATTGCAGCGAAGTCTTTGCGCAAGCATGCTGCCATTAATTGGCTGTATTGGCCACACATCAATTCACCAGCAAGCGAACCGGTTGCGCGGCGTGTGCCGTGGCGCTGATCTGCTAATTGCTGGCTGGTCTTGATTAGACCCGATTGGAAAGTGTTTTTCTCGCCCTGAAAGTTACCAGTCACGCGAGCGTATGATTGTGCCGAACCAGCCGAGGGCTTAGTGCCCCATGTTGACTCTTTTTTCATCACAATCTCTTTATTGATACCGTCTGCCATTTTGAAGCCCTCGAATTAGCCGAAAACTTCGGCATTAAAGTTTATTGAAACAACCATCTTGAAATACTTGCCGTCATCGCCTAAAACCTTTCGGCTAGGCGTGGACATTATTCTAACAGTTTGACCGCTATGAGCCATAGCTAAACCTCTATAAAAATGCGCTATTAATAGATTGGATCTATCGTCAATCGCTCCCGCGCCTTTGTTGGTCGGGTAATTTAGCGTGATCTGAAATATACCGCGCTCAAACCTGCGGCTGCATCCTAATGTGGTGTTTTCAGGGTTCGCCCAGATTAAGTTACATTGCTGCCATGGCGTACCGACCACAGGCGTAAACTCTAGGTTTTCCCATGCGGTACTTATAGCCGGTAAAAGCGTGTTTAATCTTTTCTCTAGCGCTACCCGAATCTTGTCACTCATAATTGCGCCGCCGCTTGTCTAACAAAGTCACGAAATTCAATAACGGATACTCTCACCATCCCATTTGGGGCTTGGCCTGACCAGCCCTCATATTCCAGCCGGTAGGCATAGGGGAGTGAGTTTGAAATATAAATCTTGTCGCCTAACCGGTAATTTGTATTAGTTGCCCTGCGCATGGATTCGCCGCCGTTTGGGTCAGTGCTATCGGTTACGCTCACATCTGGCGAGCCTATAGAGTAATTCCAATTCGCCCGAAACTGGCCTCCAGTGTAGCCAGCAGGCGCAGGGCTTGACCATGAATCCGGATCGCCTACGGGTGACTTGTTATCTATCGACTCTAACAACTTAAGGCTAGAAGCTCGCACAACATCGCGCGCACGATTGCCAGCCCTTTGAAGCAGTCGGGTGAAATCAACTTGGAACTGCTGAGGACTGTTAGCCATGCTATTTCCTCAAGGTTACATAATAAACACAGGCCAATCCGTTCACGTTTTCGCGCGTAGCGTCTACGATCATCCAGTCAGCGCCTTGGTATGTTAGTCGGTCATTGGTTTCAGGCTGAACCGAGCCGATAGTGCTAATCATTGCCAGCTTATCACCGGCCTTTACTTGAGTGCCGTCAACGTCTGAACCACTCGCATCTTCTTCGTACATTGTGACCGTGTACTCGGTTTCGGTGTTGCTTACAGAGCTTGTGGCAGGGTCATAGGTGCCAGCTACCACTTTAACAAGCGTAGCAGTAGTGCCGAACTCGGTTAAAAGCTCGTGCGCAGTCAATGCCATGTCAGACTGAAAGGTCATACACGCTGAACTCTGTGAAAGTTACCGCCGCCCGTTACATATCCGGCGAGCAGCTTATCGACAAGAGGCCACTTTTTGCCGCCGTCTTTGGTGTAATCAGAATAGCGCTTTGTGATCTTGCCCACGGTTTCCTCAATCACCGACCCATTGGATAAATTGGGAGTGAGAGTTTGGGCGCTAGCGATCAATGCAGCTTCCATTTGGGCGACTTTAATGTCAGCAGGGATTGCGTTACTTAATACGTCATAGCCGTCAATAACAACGTTATAGCGAGGCCATTCGAGCGACTGAGTAGATGTAACCTTTATCCCTTGAAACGTCTTTGTGTCGAGATACTGAGCCGCTTTGCGCAATGCCACTTCTTTTAGCGCAGTCGTAGATATTGCAGCCCAATCAGTATTTCCAAAATTCGCATGATAAGTGTCAGCTTCGGCAACAGTCACATAACTGTCAGCAGTCGAGCCGCCTATGGTTGTATCTAGTGCCATTGCCGTGCGCCTTATTCAGTTTGTGATTCTTGCTCTTCTAATTTTTCAGTCTTTGCCTTTTTAGGCTTTTTGATTTCAGGCTCGTCATAAGTCCAACCCAAAACCTCAACGCATTCGCGAGCGTCTACGCTTTGCTTCTCAAACTTAACGCCATCTGTATCGTAAACAGTAACCATGATTAGCTCCAAAAATAAGGGGGCTTTTACACCCCCATACTATTAACGCTTAGCAATAAATGCTGAGAAGTTAATGCCAGTTGCAATGGTGCCAGCAATCAACGTGCTTAAACGAACATAGCGGAAAGTGGTGCCACCTTCTTCGTTGCGGAACGGGATTACATAACGTCCAGCGGTTGAAAGTGCGGCATCCATTGGAACAACCAAGTTACCAAACACTTTCTTAGCCAAGCAAACGCTACCACTGTCCATCGCTGCAACATTGGAACCTTCGAGAGATACAGTGTAAATCTCATTGCCAGATGCAATTTCACACGCGGTTAAGTCGATAACTAAAAAGCCATCAACTAAACCAACGCCCAAGTCGATAATAGTTCCATCAGTAGAAGCAGCAAGCAAGCCGGCAGCCTTCGCGCTAAGAGCTGTATCATAAGTGTATTGTGCGTATAAATTAGCCATGTTGTTAGCTCCTATTAAGCTGTAATTGCTGAGTCAGCGATTGACCATAAGCGGGTAGCTGCACGGCCATTGAATGCCGCCAAACCAGTGTACCATTCCACGCGGGTGCGATAGGTTGGCGCTGATTCAAGCTCGCCCAAGTCGCGCACGTCAATGCCGCCATTCTGCAAACCAATTACGCCTTCTTCGCCTGCGCTAATCACGTAGATTGAAGTCGCGGTAGCAGTACCAGAAGTGGCCGCCTCGGTGAACGGAAGGATTGCGGTTTGAGTGTGGTCAAGATCAACTGTCAAAATTGGCAAGTCGTTGTACATCATTACGCGCTGGCCAAGTTGGTTTTTATCCCAAGTAATGTAACCGCTCACAGAAGTGTTGCGGGCTGCTGCTGCAAATTTGCGAGCCATTGCCTTAGACATAATCATATGAGTAGGGTTAAGAGTTTGGTCAATCGCTTCATCAAGCTTAGCTAATGACAGCGGGGTGCCGTTAGCGGTTGAACCTGCTGCGATTTTTTGCGAGCCAGTGATACGGGTTTGCAAGCCGTCAAACTCTTTAGGATCGTTTGCAGTATCGCCCTTGATGAATTTAGCAGTCCAAGCCAATGCCAAGGCGCGAACCTTCATAGCTTCTTGTACTGCGCGCTGATTCATGCCCATGGTGTCAACGATGAACTTGTCAACGTCCAAATCACCGCCAGCAATAACTAATGATTCGGTTAAAGGATTCAATACGCCAGTTGACGCGGTATAGCCTTCGTTTACGCCACGAAAACCAATGCCTGGCAATGATGATTCGCGGTTATATTTTAAGGCGTTGCCTTGGATTGAAGTAAAAGGCAAGTTGGCGAGAATATCGCTTGAACCTGCGTATAATTCGATGATTGCTTGCTTGATAGCGTTGCCGCTTTCGAGTTTTGCAGCTTCAAGTAATGTTAAAGCCATTTTTTAGCCCTCTATTTAGATTGTTCCCTCGCTGCTGTTAAGCGAGCGGTTGGGGAAAGGTTTGATAAATCTTGCGTTGCTTTGCCGCCGCCGCCTTGACTGCCGCCGCCTGAGTTTGCTGGAGCCGCTACATAGTTTTTACCTATGTCACTACCTGCCCACTCGGTTACGTAGTCTTTGAGGGTTTTATCCCCCACTTTGGCGACACGGTTTTCACCGTCTTGCTCAACTTTTACTTGACGTTCGATTAGTGCCTTCGCCCCGTCCAACAGTTCTTTTTTAACGCCTGCCGCCGTAAGCTCTGCCAATAACCCATTATCAACAAGCAATTTAGACGTGAAGCCTGATTCTGATTCGTGCAATTTCTTGAACTTTTCAGCTTCTTGCAAAGCGGTTTTATTCGCCTTGGTTGCCTCTGCCAGCTTTGTCTCAAGAGACTCCTTTTCTTCCCGCAAAGAGTTAAATTCTTCTGGGTCAATTTCTGAGTTCTTGCGCGCCTTTTTGAGTTCCGCTAATAGCTCTTTGTTTTTGCTACTAACAGCCTCAACAGCCGCATCAATTGCCGCCTTAACTTCTGGGTCGTTTAAATCAATCGCCATGCTTGTGTCCTCTGGACGTTGTGGCCTCTGGCCGGAATCTACGCCCCACGGGGGCTATAGCGTAATTCTATCACGATTATATACTTAATCAAATTTTGCTAATTCGTCAATAGTTAATTCACGGCCTGTGCCGCTTACCATGTCAGATAGAGTGATTTTGCCGTCTCGCCATAGTTTCGCGCGGCCTTTGCCTAAATACTTCTCTTGCCATGCTTCTGACTTGTTAGAAAGGAATTGCTCGAAAGTGGTAGCCGCTGGAATTTGCCCGTCCATGCTTGCGCGCGTGGATGGCTTGAAGTCATCTATATCTAGCCCTAATTCTTTGAATGACTTGATAGGATAGCTCCACATACTCCTACAATTGAAATGGCGCGGAATTTCTAAGTATGGCTTTTTATTGCCGTTTATAGGCTCGTTTTGCATGTTATAGGCGGCTTTATCATAGCTAGCACACAAAATTGAAGTATGTGAATCTAGGGTAGCCATGCTCACCTTGGCCGCGATTAAATCCGCATTGGCTTGCATTGAAGCATCACGCGCATTGATAGCGACTGACTGAGTGGCAGTCTTAACTAAGGCATAGGCGTTGCGCTGAGCCAATCCGCTAACATCTTTGAAGCGTTTGGTTATCTGCTGATTGGTCTCAGCTTGAGATAGTCCTAGCTGTACCACTCGTTGAAAATCATTCTGCAATTTTACGCTTTGCTGCGTCCACCAATCGCTCGCAACATTCCCAACAATCAATGACTCTTTTGCCAGCTCCTCAAATACCGCAGCAGCAGGAAGCACGCTTGCAATTTCAAAGGCTGCCAGCGTGTTGACGGTGTAAACCTGCCAGCGCCCTTCAATCTTGGCTATCTCGGCTAAATCAGATTCGCTTACAGTGGCAATCTCGCCATAATAATCAGCGATAACCTTACGGATTATTTTAAGCTGTTTTTGCAGTCTTGCGCGGGTCATCTCGCCGTTGATTTCAGGCAATCGAGAAACTATATCCCGCTCCATTTCTTGCATCATCTTAACGATTTTTTTAGCCGAACCAGCACCAGCACGCGCAACGACTAGCGCACGCTCCGTGGTTTTATCTGCTAATTGTTCGTTAAAAGTAGGCATTTCGCGCACTCGAAAAGATGCAAGAATTGTTCACGGTTTAGAATCTTGTAATCGCCTGCGACCATGTGAACGTGATCGCCGCTAACTATAATTTTGGTTCCACTTGCCACATCAACCACCCCCACGATCTCGCCCGTATCTATGTTAAATACGTGTTCGACACCCACATCTTCTGGCGGCTTATGGCGTAAGGGTAGAATCAAGCGTAAGCCCCTGTGATTCGATGCGGCTTTGTTCTTCTTCAAAGGTTAATTCAGGCTCGTACATCTCGCCGTATTTCATGTTGTAGAAGAATGTTTGCTGGCTGATAGCGCCACCTTGGAGCATTCCGAAAAGCGCGGTCATTTGTTCCGGTGTTAGCGAAGCATCGCTGTAATCAGTGTTTAGCTCGACAGTAACGTCACCAGATATACCCATCCAGTCGCGCATGATTTCCAATATGCGAGTAATTGAGCGCGCGCGCTTCTGTGCCACTGCTGCTAGTACGCTGGTTTCACCGCTCTTGCGGATTCGTACAGTATCGGTAGCCTCGGCTTGATTCTTTTCAGCATCCAAGAATCTAGCGCCCAATACGGACATTTGCGCCTTTTTCTCTTCTTTGATTTCTTTGAGCGTGTCTAGCCCTTTGCCTTCAAACTCCAAAAACCATGCCTTAGCGTCTGGATTTTGCGCGGCATGACCACCAGATGCGCCCAAGCAGAAAGGCGAACCTTCGTCAAACTCAAAGCCAGCGAACATGGGGGTGGGAATTGCCGTAAAGTGCGCACCATGCTCTAAATCCACATCGGTGCGAAAGTGCGAAAGGTTGATATTAACTAGATCAAGTATAGGCGGTCTTGTGGTTTCAAAGTCGCAGATAAACGGAATGAAATTAAGAGGCGCGCCATTCATTAGCGGGATAATGTCATCGCCAAATTGCTGCAACGCGCCTTTGCCGTCCTCGCGGTAGATGCGCTGCAAGTAAACACCATCGACCAACAACAATCGGCGCTCTTGCTCAATCTCTTTGCGCTCAATATCGCTAACCCACTCTTCGACACACTCGGTCAAGCGCACCATAACCAATTGCGCAGCATTGTTCACGCGGTCATATCGCCAATCAATGATAGACTCGGCTTTGTACTCGGCTACATAGGGGCGAAGGTTAAGCGCGGCTACTTGAGCTTGTGTCATGCCTGCGCTGTTTACGTTCGGGCGCTCGATTAGATAACCCACTCGACCGATGACTAAATCCTCGTAAAGCGCCTCGGAAACGAAATCATCAATACCGACCTTTGAGTCTTTTGCGAGTGTTAAATCTTCAAGCACAGGCGTAAACAGCGAAGGCATTTTAGAAACATCTACGGGCTTGCGCGTTACCATGCCGACCAAACCATCCACTGTTCGCCCTGATGCATTAAACAAGGTGGCGCGGCCTATCATTGCCTTATATTCGTCACTTTGCTGATTCGATAGCTTAGGCGCGACAGTTTGGATGCGATCCCACGCTTTGAGCGAGTCGTCACCCTCGACTGTTACGCGGCACTTTTCCCAAATTGGCAAGAGTTTCGCATATTGTTTGTGCGGTTCTATTTTCATCGCGCAGCCCTAATAGATTTTGGCTAATAATATCACAAGCCTGATAGTTTAACAGCTTTGGCAATGTTCGCGCCTTGCGGCCATTCAACATCCACGCAATAGCCTATAGCTGTAGTGATGTGTTGATATTTGTTTTTTTGGTCTTCTTGGAATGTTGAACCCGCTTGCAGTTGTACAGTTGCCAATCCTTTATGGCACCACTGCGCGGTCTTTGGATTAACAAACAATGTCACCTCACCCGATGCGGTTTGTATTTTGGTGCGCACTGCGTTTTGTCGGTCTTTTATCGCTGGGTGTGCGTGCTTTACTTTTCGCGTGTACTTCCATCCGTGTTCCTTCAATACACCTTCGATATCTGTATAGTCCGAGGCATGTCCATGTTTTTCACCTGCACGGCCTGCTGGGTCGCCGTATATTAATACGTGCTTGTTTTTGTGGTCTTTGTACTTATCGACAAACTCTAGCGCTGATTGCTTGCTGATAGCGCTCTCTAGCACAATCTCATCTAATAGATAAAGACTATTGCCACGCTTTACACCTATAGCACTACTCAATGGTGTATAGTTTTGGTCGTGCATCCACATAAGCTGCTCATGCGGCAAAATGCTTTCGTCTGTCTCGTTGTGCTTACCGTATCCCTCGTAAATTCTACCGCCAGCCGTCTCGAATGATGCTCTAAACTCTTGGTTATACTGCTTCTCACTCATGACCTTTTTAGCGCGTGCGGCCATCTCTGGAAAGACTTCCTCAGTCATCCAGTGGAATACCTCATATTCATCGCTAACGCCTGTAAGCGCTTTTTGGCATAAGTCGTAGTAGTGGTTTAAACCATCGGGAACGCCAAGCAGCCAACACCAAGCCTGATAATCGGGGTCGGTAGGGTTTACGGTGTTCAACGCCGGATAGATGTTAGATTCCCACCCACCCTCTTTAGTGTCGGCTATCTCATCAATACCGCCGCCCTTCCACGGTATGCCCTCAATGCGCTGCGGCTTATCCAGCCCAAAAACGTGAAGCTCAGAGCCGTTATTCATGTAGATGATCTGCTCTGATATGTTCGGGGCTTTCTTGTGCGTGCATGATAGTGATAGGTCTAGCAAATCCTGCCAGAATATTTTTTTAGCTTGCGGGTTTGTGGGTGCTGCTGCGAAGTATTGGCCGACAACTCTATTGGCCTGCTTGACCAAGAATCTCTTAAATCGCTCGGTTTTCCCGCTTCTTCGGCCTGCGGGAACTAATGGGAACCTTACGCCTCTATCAACTGCGCCAACTAGCCTTAGTTGCACATCATGGTCTTTCAGTGGATACCAGCGAGCAAGCTGCTTGTCTAATCGAATGTTTCCCGTTTGCATTAGTTCGGCAACCGATCAATTAACTTACTGATAATATCCTCCAACTCGCTCTTTGGTGTTTCTTCTGGCTTATCCCTGAACTTTGGCAGAACCTTAGACATAAACCATTTGCGGGTATCAACTCTTAGCCTTGAGCGGCCAATAGCCTCTGGATTGATTCGGCATATATCGCCATCTTCGCTATTCGCTAGAACGTAGTCATTGACCCCGTCATCAGCAATGTCAATTATCTCATCGGCCATTCGCTGGTATTGGATTTCTCTAGCTAGTGCGTAGTTGTCGCGGAATTGGTCTAAATCTTTGTTGTGAGTTGCTAAAAGCCACCTATACACCGTTGAATCATCCGGCATAGATTCGCTTTTGCATATTGAATTTAGGCTTTTGCCCTTTGCTAATTGCTTGCAAATTTCATCGCCAACCTCTGGCGTGTAATCCGCTGGTCTACCTGCCATTTATCAGCCCTGCCAATAAAGTCTGCCCCTCAGGAGCGATAGCCGCCACAGGCAGCCGTTAGACTTTATTATAGCATGAGACTATAAACAAAAAAGCCCCGCGTTAGCGAGGCAAGGTAGGTGCATTATTTCTAAAAAGTAACAACTTCTGACGGTATCTCAATGGGTGCCCAATATAGCGGCTTTACGCATGATGCGTAATATGTATAAAAACTGCCATCACGCCATTCGGCTATGTATATTTCTTTGCCGTCGTCAGATACAAAATAATCCGCCTCTTTTCGAGGAATTGAAATTTCCGAAATATAAAATTTAATCATATTTAACCAGCCGTAACAGTCACAGCGCCAGCAGTTGATAGCTTGGTCACTCGATAAATTCCTGAGCCGTTGATTGTTCGGTGTGGGTTGGCAACTGTTAGCGTAACTACCGCACCACCCTCAACAAGATCAACAAAAACGCCATTTACCTCTACTTGGATAGTGACAACCTCGGAGCCAGCCAAACCGCTAGACTTCAATCCTACCGACTGCCCTAGGCTTGGAACGCTAAAACCTTGGCTACCTGTTGATGCTGCTGTCTGTGCGTCAATTAATACTATGCTCATTCTATAGCCCTCTGTGTTTTCTTGATTGTAGCAAAAAAAAGACCCTATCGCTAGGGTCAAGACAGGGTGCATCAACGTTACGAATTCATGCCCATTTTTAAGAGTGGGCGACTCTACTGCATAGCGAATTTTAGCATACTATTTAAACTCTGGCAGCACTTCGCCGCCTATGTGTTGATCGCCTGCGCGCTTTTTTGCTGGCTTTTCACCGCTTCCGCTACCAATCACAAACACGCTTGAGAATAGCGCCACAATCACGCCT